GTTTAACCGGGTGGTTGCTTCCCTGGCTCCAATTATTACCGAAGCGACCGACGCTTTGCGTAATTTTGTGGAAATGAAAATTAATGATTCTGGTGGTATAGCTCAATTTTCGCGTGACATTGCCGTCAATATTGTAAAAGCCGCCCGGTCAATTGTTCAGGCATTTGGTGCGATCACCAATTCGATTATCGGTTTTTCTAACGCCATTGGAAGCGTTGAGAATGTTTACGAAAAATTGTTCGGTGACAAACAAACAATCACCCAAATTGAGGCATCAATTGCCAGCACGGTTGAGCAACTTGAAATGCTCAAAAATATGAGCAAAGGAAATGATGCTTTAATAGCAGCACAAGCCCCACAAGTCAGAGAATTAGAATTAACAATATTAACTTTAAGAGAATTAATAGCGACCGGGCACGTTTTAGAAACAAATCCGATAACGCCCAAAATTAATGTTTCTGGCACACTAAAAACGCTTGATAATTTGGAAGCCAGGTTATCCAAAATAACCGATAGCAATGTGAGTGGCGATGTTACTACCACCGAAACAACCTTGGTCGATGTGACCGGAACAACCGGCAACGAAAGATTTGCACGCGAGTACGAATTTCAATTAGACCATGACCGACGAATGCTTGAGTTAAACAGGAATCGTTTGGATGCCGAAAATGCAGATAAAAGCGCAGCTTATGGAGTAGCGTTTGAGATGCAAAGAAAATCGTCCCGTATGCTCGAAACCGCACGCAGAAAAGATGCCGACGATTTACGCGACGAAGGGCGGGGCGCGCTTTCATCATTAAGCAGCCATTACAAAGCCGCGTTTGCATTAAATAAATCCTTTGCTTTGAAAGACGCCATAATCAACACATATAACGGCGTGGCCAAAGCGTTAAATAATCCATTCCCGTTGAATCTAGGTTTTGCAGCGGTTGCCCTGGCAAACGGAATGGCCCAGGTTGCAGCGATTCGCTCCACTCAATTCCGGGCAAATGGTGGACCCATGAGCGCCGGGTCGCCATACATTGTGGGTGAGCGTGGACCCGAATTAGTGGTGCCCAACCAGGCTGCAAACGTGGTCCCTAATGACCAGCTAAGTGGCGGCAATTTCACCATCAATATATCTGCAAATGATACCGCTGGCTTTGATGAATTACTGACCAAACGGCGTGGCACATTAATGAACATAATTAATCAGTCACTAAATGAGCGAGGGAGGCCGGCACTAGCATGAGTTATCCCACAACCCCAAAGTTTAACGCCATAAATCTACAATCGGAAAGCCCGACTTTATTTTCTGAGACAGTCAGCGGCAGGATGCAAAGCCGCAAGATTGGTGGCCAAAAGTGGACCTTCACAGCAACCTATCCACCAATGACCAGGAGCGAATTTAACCCGGTCTTTGCGTATGTCGTTGCCCTGGAAGGTCGCCATGGCGTCTTTACGGTGGTCCCGACAGAAATAAGCACTAGCAGCGGCAACCCCAGTGGCACGGTGACGTGTTCAGCGGCAGCCCTGGGCGCTAAGTCGGTCACAATTGCAGGGCTTACAGGGGCCTTAAAGGCCGGTGACGTGGTTAAGTTCTCAGGGCACACAAAGGTCTATATGTTGACCGCCGACCGCTCTGGCAATGGTGCAATGGCATTTACGCCGGCATTAATAACAGCGGTCACAACCTCAGATACAGTCACTTATTCAAACGTGCCATTTACCGTGCGTTTATCCAATGATGTGCAAGGTTATAAACTGGGCGCTGGTAATTTCTTTAAATATGAAGTCGATTTTGTTGAGGCGCTATCGTGAGCAGACCCATAAATTCCGACACAATAACTGAACTGGCCAAAGATTCGTTTATCACAGCGCACCTGGTAAAGATCGACTTTGAAACCGCTGTTTTTATAACCGAATGCCCACAAGATTTAATTTATTCTGGCGATACTTACAACAGCAGCAGCGCGTTAAAGGGCATTAGCAGCGTCACGGAAACGTCGGAAGTTCAAGTGGGCGCGGTGAGTATTACATTGTCGGGGGTTAGCCAGGAATATATCAGCATTTTATTAAGCCAGACTTATATTGATCGACAGGTAACAATTAGCCGGGTTTTATTAAGCAATAGTTATTCAATCATTGGCGCGCCCATATTAATTTATGACGGTCGAATTCAAAGTTTTTCGATTTCAGATAATGACGATACCAGCACGATTGTAATTTCGGCATCATCTCATTGGGCAGATTTTGACAAAAAATCCGGACGCCGAACTAATCACAATAGCCAGCAAATTTATTTCCCTGGGGACTTGGGATTTGAATTCGCACCTAATACCGTCAAGGATTTGAAATGGGGTAGAGCGTAATGGGTTGGTTTAGCGACTTTTTTAGCGATCCCATAGGCACAACGATTGGCACAATCGGCCAAATCGGACAATCCATTATCGACGTCACAGTCGACGTAATTGGCGACGTGGTTTCTTGGTTTGTCGAGATTCCAGAGTTTGACGACCAGCAAAACGCCGCCGCACAATATGAAGGGGTTTTGGTTAATAAGCAGTCAAATGTTGCCACAATACCCGTGATTTATGGCCAGCGCAAAGTCGGTGGAACTAGGGTATTTATAGGGAGCAGCGGCGCAGATAATATTTATTTATACATGGTCCTGGCGTTAAGCGAGGGAGAAATTCATTCGATTGGTGATGTATATATAAATGATATTTTAAGCACGGATTCTAAATATTCTGGCTTACTAACGATTAACAAATACACTGGTGCAGATGGCCAAGCGGCAGATGCTACCCTGGTTAATGCAAACATTGGCTGGACCAGCGCGCACAAACTAAGTGGCGTTGCTTATTTGGCCATACGCTTTAAATGGGACCAAGACGCGTTTGGAAGCATTCCAACAGTCCATGCCGTGGTGCAAGGCAAGAAGGTTTACGACAGCCGAACCGGCGCCACAGCGACCGTGGCCAACAGTTCAAACCCGGCCTTGTGTTTGCGGGATTATTTAACGAATTCACGCTATGGCAAAGGCTTGGCATCATCATTTATTGACGACACTTTATTTAATACGGCAGCTAACAAGTGTGACGCCCTGGTAACATCTTACACTGGCAGTTCAAACCAAAAGATTTTCACTTGTAACGCAGTTATAAATACCGGTCAAAGTTTAATTAGTAACGTCAAAGTTATATTGTCATCGATGCGCGGCATTATGCCCTACAGCCAGGGCAAATATGGTTTGGTGATTGAGGACCAAGGAAGCGCCACATTTGCGTTTGACGAGTCGCACATTATTGGCGGCATATCTATTCGCAGCGAATCCAAAAAGACAAAGTTTAATAGAATAGTGGCAACCTTCCCGGACCCATCTGCGAACTGGCAGCTAAACCAAATCGAATACCCAATTGCCGGAAGCGCAGAGGAAACAGGTTATTTGACAGAGGATGGTGGCGTCGAGTTGGTCAAAAATATGGACCTTTCATGCACGACTAACATTTACAGCGCCCAGGACATTGCATCAATTGCATTGAAGCGATCAAGAAATGCTTTGATGGTGACGTTCAACAGCACAAGCGAAGCCTTAAATTGCTCTGTTGCAGACATTGTAAGCGTGACCCATTCGACGCCAGGGTGGACCGCCAAGCCGTTTAGGGTCCAAAAATTAACGCTTAATTCTGATGGCACGGTGGCCATATCATTAGTTGAACACCAGGACAGTATTTATCCCTGGTCTGTTAAAACGGAAGCGGATAATATCCCGGACACTAATTTACCGGACCCGTTTTTGGTTGGCGCGCCAGGAATGCCGACGGTCAGTGAATCGTTATACATTACAAAAAACGGTGCCGGTGTAAAAGCGAAAGTCGAATTAAATTGGACCGCCGCAAATGACGCATTTGTAAATCAATACGAAATCCAATACAAAGAAGAGGGCGGCACTAAATATTTGCATGGTGGCACGGTTTCAGATACCGATGTGGAAATATTAGACATTGCACCCAAAAAATACTATTTCAGAATAAGGGCAATTAACGCCCTGGGCGCTTCCAGTGATTGGGTGCAAACGGCACTAATCGAAATATTTGGCCTGGCAGCAAAGCCTAACGCGTTAACCAATTTTTCAGCCCAAAACGTGTCCAGTTTAACCA